TGCATCTTTGTACCTTGGGCGGTGATATGGTACCAGATTGCGGCGTTTAAATAAGGAGAGAGATATGAACAAACTAATTGAATTACTAGACGAGATGAAGTCATCGACCGTAGATAATTACGTGTTAGCCGGTTTGAGTAGCAGCCTAATAGGGCAGCAAGGGTTCGGCAGTGTTCGGCTGTTTGAGAAAGAGGCTCATCAGCGAGACTTTGTAACCCCGCACAGCCATCGTTTTGATTTCGCCTGTCTAGTGCTAGCCGGTCAGGTCACTAATCATATCTGGCGTGAGACAGAGCACGAACTAGAAGACAAATTTCTAAATCTGAACTATTATATTGCGGTAAAATAGGTTCACATACGAAAACACTTGATAGCACAGGGCGTTACTGCTCATCAAGCCGAAAATACAATGCAGGCGATGTGTATAGTATGAAGCATGATGAAATCCACTCTATCACATTCAGCAAAGGGGCGAAAGTTCTGTTTTTTGAGGGGCCGCAAGTTTCAGATAAATCAGTAATTATAGAGCCAATCATCAATGGCCAAACCGTATCTACATATGATGTGGCGCCTTGGATGTTTAAAGCAAGAAAAGTAGATATAGTTTAAACAAAAGGAGAGTCAGCATGACAGTATGTAAGACTACAAACAATACAAACCAAGAGATCTACGAGGGCGTGGAGCTGAGTACCAAGTTCGATGATCTTGACTTCCATACACCCAAGTACAAATTTGGGACGGACGTGCAGGTGGCGCTGCATACCAACTTAGGCTCCTTTACTGTGCTCGACAGGATGACTGGCTTCGGCAGTGGCGTTCGAGACACCGAGTCCGGCTACAGAGACTTGGATGGCAACTTTTGGCTGGCCTCTGGCGGATACGATACTAGAGAAGCCAAGCTTGATACTGTGGGCGACGCTATTAAATGGGTGAAAGACAAAGCCAATACTTGCACAGGAGACAGGATAAGATGAGCAAGATCAGCAAGCGAGAATTTAGAGCATTGGTTGTAGAGGACTTCAAAGACAAGTGGCTAAGTGAAACGGCCAGAGACGAAAAGACAACCGTCGAAGAAGCTGAGGTCATCTATGGTGGCAACGCTCTTGATGATCTGTCCGAACGTATTTCCGGCAAAACCGTCACACTGGTAGAATTCGATTACAAAATTGGCACTGCTGACTGCTTTGAAAAGATTGATGACAATTTCGTTATTCATAAATGCCTGTATGAAGAGGTTAGCTAGTATGAGCGATCCAGACACACAACACTACTTTATAGACTGCCCGCAGTGCGGTTGCGAAGTTTATGCACTACATGAAGGCTACTGCGAAGACTGCTGCAAAGCGAATCAAGATGAGCTTGACAATCATAACTCAAGTTTCGATAAGTGGGAAAAGATGAGCGACGCCCAACGTGGCTATGAGATAAATGATGCTTTGAACAAAGCCTTTCAGGATGTGTGAAGACTTTATAGCCTTGGCTGACAGGCGCGAAGGGCTATGCAAATGGATGAACCGCACCAAACTGGTATGTACCAAGTGCCAGAGTAGGCAGCTACAGCTAATAGCGTACCTGGACGAACCGGCAAAATGGCGATGCCGCAAGTGTGGCCATACGTTCGTAGAAGAGCCCATGAATAAATAAGTGTACAAAGTATACACAATGACGTATAATTAACCTGTAAAATCAAGTAATGTAAAGGCAACGTCATCATGAGACTGTTCAAGAATATAGTACCTAGCACTAAGACGTATAAAACTCAAGAGCGTGCTGGATTTTGTATAGCAAGTTAAGGACGATATTGTGAACAACGAAAAAGTAATAGAAGACCAGGTAGAAGAGATTAAAGAGCTAAAGGTTTTGCTACGAAGGGCAAATGTCTTTTATGAAGACGTTATAAGTCAAATAGGCGGTTTGTGCATACAAGATTACGCCAACATGAATGAACTAGGTATAGGACTTAGCAAGTTAAGTGCTGAGACCGAAGTACCTTCGCCAAATTCTGCAGCTGCAGACGGCAAATACACGGATACAAACTGGTATGCGAAACAGTAAACCTATGGCTGAAGAGCCACTTAGAGAAAAGCTAGAGCGGCTAGGCGTGATAGAGCCTGGAGACGTAATACCATTTGTGTTTATACGGCAAGCAGAGTGACAGAAGCGTTCATGAGTGAACCTGAAGAGTTCAGAATTCTTGTACTGACGGACGGTCAACTATTTATTGCCGACACGTACTTTATGTTCGATATTGGAGACGCTTAGTATGGCTGACAAATGGGACTCACTAGACTCAGCGGCTGAAGCCAATCTTGGCAGCGATGGCACAGACGGTTTCAACAGATTTATCGTATACAAAGATAAACTGAAAAGCGAAGGCCATGAATGGGAAGATGATGCCTGCGACATACTGACTGGCTTTATATGGGATGAAATGGAGCTTAACAACCAAGACTAAGGAATATACTATGATTAGTAAAGCAGAGTTTGACAAACTGATGGCTGAAAAGCCTTCGCAAAGATTGGCTAACGCCCTTATTGCATTAGACGTGTTTGAGAGTAAGGTTGGCTGCGAAGTCGATATGGACTTTTATTACAGCTACAACACCAAAAACTGGTACTTGCTTTGCATGCTTAGGAGGTGCCGCCGCACTGGTGCGACTAGGCATAGATGAAGACGCGTATGAAAAGATAGGTATAGAAGGCCAAGTAGATAACTTCTATAGTACTGCCGCAGATCGCAGAGAAGTCCTTAATCAAATACATGATTACGAGATGTCGCTGGACGCTGCACGCCAGGGTGATGTATGCGGCATGTTCTCTTTTATTGGTTTAGGCCTTATAGCCGGTATGACGCTAGATAGAGAAGTGGCACAATATTCATACAGACCTAGACAATGGCGCAGAGATATGGAGCGGCTAGTGGCTGACCTAAAAGAGGCCGGATTCTAAACTGTTAATTGGTATAAACCTAAATAAGGAACTATTATGACACAAGTATTCGAAGGTTTTTCAAATGGATGAGTTCAGACAGTTAGCTATTCAGAGACACGTTAAGTCTTTGTTTGAAGGAAGGCACTTTTCGATTTGTGCTGTAGATGAATTGGCCGAGCTGTTATCTGTACCAGTAGACAGTCGTATCAGATTGGAGTTGAAAGCATACCACTGTGTCAACTACTCCGTTATGTCGGATAGAGAAAAGCAGCTGATACAAGAGAAGGTGGTCCAGGCGCTTAGAGGCGACCCCATCTTGAACCCGGCCAGAGTGCTTAGTCAATTGACCGATGAGGGTGCGGACTTTGCGTTCACAGAAGACAGATACTTAGGGCCTAAACGAATAAATTAAAGGACAAAAGATATGGACGAATTATGTATCAAAGTGACGCCTGTTGAAAAGTTTAGTGTCAGTATACAAGGTCATGATGTCGGCGAATTCAAAAAGATATCATCATGGGAGGGTTTCATTAAACTCCAGGGACCCAAAGGTACCATTATTGTGCACGATGAGCGAAGCTGGATGGACAAATTCGGTGAGGACATATTCGGAGTAGCCACGGAGCAAAGCCTCAAAGTGGTAAAGATTACACCGGACTTAATCTCTATTGACAAGGCAGAATAGTGCAGCTGACCATGTGTGCAGCAGTGATACTGATCTGGGCTTGGGCGAGCTCTGAAAGCTACGATAACTCGCTGGCCAAAGCTGAGAAATACAAGAGAATGGTATGCGCCGGAGTATGGCGCCCTTACAAAGGTAAGCCGGACTGTTCGACTGCGCCGGTTCGTGCCGACGTGTATTAGTATGGCCTCTTCAAATTCTTTTGTACATAGTAGTCAACCTGTTGTATAATATACATTCAAACCAAATAAATTAAGGTATAAATATGACCGAAAATACTGTAGTAACTAACCCATCAATTGGTAGCTTGCTGCGTAAGGCTAAAAGGGAGCCAATTGTCAAAGTGGCAACCGCTAATTATGTTGACATAATTGTAGTCTTGAGAGATAAAGGGTATACGTTCAAAGACATCGCGCAATGGCTGAAAGATCATGGCGCCGGAGTACATGGCGTATCGACTCTGGCAGCAGTGGTCAGCAAGGCAAAAAAGGAAGCAGAGCATGAGCAAACATAAGATTTTCCGAATCAAAGACCTTATCAACACGGCTCCGTCGTTGACGTCTAAAGAGCGGGACGTAATGACTTTGATAGCGGAGCTGCATGGCGTACGCAAATGTACGCTGGAAGAGCTAGGCGTACCGTGGGCAGCCGTACGTTCGCTGCACAGACGAAGCTTTTTGCAGGTCTACCAAACTCTAATTGCTGGCGGAGACTCAGAACGGACGTACAAAATCAACGTCAATGCGCTGGAAGGCTTTTCAGCGCATAAAAGTGCCAACCAACCCAGCCAAAATGAAGGAATAAACATGGATACTCACGCATTAGTTAACAATCTTTATAACGACTTAAAAGCTGTACAAGTGCAGTTCGATCAGCCGCATGGCAAGCACTTTACCTTTAAGACCATGATCGACTTCGAAATCGGCGATAAGTGTGTGGTTGAGAGTGCCCATCAAGGTTTCGTCGTTGTAGAAGTAGTCGGCACAGATAGCACTTTGCTAGAAGGCAACTACCGCTATAAGTGGGTGGTACAAAAAGTAGACGACACGGCCTATCAAGCTCACGTAGAGAAAGAAGAACTAGCTATAGCTGAAGTGTCAAAGCTAATCCGTGAGCGCAAAAGGGTTGAGGCAGTTGACAAACTCAAAGACCTGGTAGGTGATGGCGACAGCCTTACAGCCATATCATCCGACCTCAATTCGACGCTGGAGAGCTGAATGAACACAGTTCAAAGTGCTTGGAGCAAGTATAGGTCTCAAGTCATAATTTCGGACAGAGATAAAACCCATATAAAAGACATAGAAATGGGTTTTTATGCAGGGTCAGCAGTGATGCTGTCTGCCATTGTTGAGCTTTTAGACTCTAGCATGTCTGCGCAAGCGAAGGCTGCTATGCTTAGTGGGCTGCAAGAAGAGATAGCGCTCTATGCGCTGGAGACAGCGCGCTATGCGCTGGAGACATTGCGACAATGATACTCATCAGGCACATCGACTTTTACGAGGTAGATCTTGACACAGTTTATATACCACTGCACCACGGTTTTGCAGACATTCCGGTTTTAGACGAGGCCGGTCGTAAGGTACCTGCTCCAATTAGCGAGGTCCAAGAGTTAGTACACGGCCGCAGGTTCACCAGACCAGATGGGTCATCAATAACAGTCGGTTTGTCAGTGCAAGCGCAAGACGTACTAGGTCTGCAGTTTGATGCTTGGACCAACCTGCAACGAGACTACAATGCTTGCCATATAAACTTGACCAAAGCGAATAAGGTTATAGCCGCAGCGAGCGCTGCGCCGCTATGGACTCGTATCAAATGGTTATTCTTAGGTTTCTCGTAAAAACGTTTACAAACAGAATCAACTGTAGTATAATAATTGCTCAATTAAGGAATGCAAATGGATAAGTTACCAGTTGAGAAGATGGCTAAACTAAAGCTCATGATGTTGAAGCTACCAGATTTTCAACTTCAGGAGTTAAAGGCTTATATGAATGGGTTGACCACCGTATCTGGCAGAAACAAAGCTATCAGAGCAGCCAACGCTAGGAGAAAGGGTCATGAGTAGTTTACTTTTGGACGTGACTGAACGCATGTTGGCTATACGAGGCAGCTATAGAGCTTGATCAAATGCAAGCTATACCGTTTTGTGCTAGAAAGTCCGACAAACCTAAACCCAGGAGTGCAAGGTTTAAGATACTGGCCTCTAGTGTGTCCAGAGTTTGCAATGGTACCAGGCATACGCACGCTGGCTGCAAGTGGAAGAAAGTACCCATAAAGGCAAAGAAATGAGTAAACCTTTATACAGCTGTCTATTGGACATGAACCTTGCAGCGCATTTCGGCGGCGAAGATCGAGTCCGGCACACGGCTAAAGGCTGCATACGCCAAACAGATAAGTCTAATAAGAAGGCGCTCAAAAAAGTGATCAAATCCAGTAATCCGTGCCAACTGGTAGACGTAGCGTTCAGAGACATGTACCCTAAAGTCGTGGCCGCAGCGGATGAGGTTCGACAATGCAAGAATTAGAGTACAAAGCTAGAGCCTTTGCCGCGCGAAGTCACGGCGAGTGCGGACATGTACGGCGATACACCTGTGATCCATACGTAGTTCACCCTGAAGCAGTGGCCGAGATAGTGAGGAGCGTGCGTCATTCGCAACAGATGCTAGCAGCAGCATGGCTGCATGACACAGTAGAAGATTGTGAGGACGTGACAACAGAAATAATCCTAGACCTGTTCGGGTCTGAGGTTGCAGAACTTGTGGAAATGATGACTGACGTAAGCAAGCCTTCCGATGGCAACCGTGCTACCAGGAAACGCATTGATCGTGAGCACAGTGCTAAAGCCTCTCCAGATGGTCAAACCATCAAAGTGGCGGATTTGATAGACAACTCCAAGTCCATCATAAAGTACGCGCCTAATTTTGCCAAAGTCTTTATGGCGGAAATGAGGGCTACACTGGCTGTATTGCCGGCAGCAGAGTCGATCCTCGTCATTAAAGCTAAAATGATAGTTCGAGATTACTACAGGAACAACCAAGCATAACAAGAAGTAGCCAGATTTAAATTGTAGTTAGTAGTTATACTAATACGTATAAAAGGAGAATATCTGATATGTCTAGTTCAGACAGGTCGACAGGTAAGACGTTTAGACTAGTTTTAAGCGGTCTGAAGGCTCTAAGTAACGGCGAATGCATAATAATGGTGCACAAGACGATCGAAGAGCGCGATAGAGCGCATAAAATGGCGCAAAATGCCACAAAAGACATAGCTGGTATGGACTATTTGCGCAAAGAAATACGTAACAGGCACAATGGAGGTATGATTGTGTTTACAAGTCTTACTGAATTTAACAACTCAAAAGACAGAAACGTATACAGAGGCATTAAAGCCTGTGTACTACGCGATCACGACTGCTGGGACTTCGACGATAAAAGGAATCTGTCGTATGTCGGAACGGGTTGAATAACTAGGTAGGCACATGATTGACATTGAAAGCATTGAAGTGGGTGACAAGGTATACTATCGACCTGAGCATTACTCGGATCAAAAGTGCGAAAACGGTATGGTCAAAGAGATACCAAGTCACACACTCGGATTGGTAGGGGTCGTCTACAATTGCGCAGGTAACTGGGGTAGGTATGAGGAATACACAGCTGCTTTGACGAACACTAAGGACTTGTACACAGGTTGGAAGTGTTGAGTCTGAAATACAGACGACTGAAGAAACTGCAAAATGCATCGTTCGTGACTCTAGAGGTTATTACGATGCTGTGTATAATAGTTAACATGGCTAGGCACTGGAATGATGTGCCGCTATAAAGGCGAATAAAAATGAGACCAACGGAATCAAAAGAAAGAAAAGAGTTACAGGCAAAACAAAGAGCTGAGAGCGATGAGTGGCTTAGAACACATAAAAGTTCTATGGATACTAGACCGGCGCTTACTGTTGAGCAAGTACGGGCTGCCATTTTTAAAGATAGAACTGAAGAACGGATTGCTATGCGGAAACAACGCGGTCAAAGCGTTTAGAGGTTCTACAAACAATGTTGTACAAGAGCATCCTGTTGTAGTATAATATATGACCGACACAAATTATCGGGAGTGGCTATGTTCTCCAGCTTGACACGTATAGTGGTTCCTTCTATGAACGCGTGATCAAGGGTTTAGTATAAATTAGCTAGTGCAAATCTGGTGAGTTCGGAGGTGACGCCTGCCCCTTCGCATGAAACGCAGGCAAGGATTGACTATGATAAACAAAATTATATTCGGTACGATGCTTATACTTCAAGCGTCTGTTTTAGGCGACATTGCTTTATACCATGGTGTTGCAAAAGAACCTATTAGCTTGCTAACAGCGTGCAAGATGATATCTCTGGCGTTCATGTGTATCGTACTTATGGTTTGTATTGCAAGAAGAAACAACGGAGTGCGGAATGGTTAGACGAGAAATAAACTCGCTATTGAAACTAGGCTTTTCTAGTATGCAAGAGGTATCCATCTGCCTTTTGATGCCAGAAGGACCTATATCTGTTGCGGACATAGCTATAGAAGAAGGTCGCCACAAAACAAGTGTCACGCGAAACTTGATGCGTCTAATGTCCAAGAATATGGTAATCAAGGTAGAAGCAGAAATTGACGAAGGCTCAAAACAGGAAGGCAAGGGCCGGCCTACAAAGTACTTATACCAGTTGTCGCCGGTTATTGCAGACGATTTCTCAAGAATTGTTACCGACAAACGTAATGAGGCCGCCATCAGCAATGGTGAGGGAGTACTCTAACTTAATGCCTAATGCAATCCAGATGCTATCCATGCCATGCTTGCTGTATATCTTGGCGTCGGTCATCTCTTGTATGGACAGCACGAACTTGAAGACAGTCCGTATTAAATCGATATCGTCAGAATTGACAAGCTGCAGACCTATAGAGGGTATACTTGGGCCAAAATCAAAATCAAAGAACGCCGATGACTTTTTGTAAGTGTAATCACGGTGAATAAACGACGAGAATACTTCATGTACAGAGCACCACCCATCCGGTTCCGCATGAGACGAATGGACAGACGTTACTAAAAAGTATAGATAATAATCGGATAACAACATGGTGCATTGTACCAAATTAGACACAGCTTGTACACAACGATTTGAGATTGTTTAATGTCGGACAAGATAAGTGAAGTAAAGGAATCAGCACAAAGATTCGCATCCAAAGGATTCATGGTATTTCCGCGCTATGGACAGATAAACCCAAAGAACTGGAACGGTAAAAAGGTGGTAGACGGTGCGCCTGTTGAAGGCTGGCACGGCAAAAGCGGTGGCTCTGGCAAAGAGTTCAGCATGCCAGCTACTACAAATGTCAACAAGATAGCTGAGTGGCCAGATGAGTTGTATAGCAACCCGTTATCAAGCTACGGCATAAACCCAAGAAGACGAAGTGTAATAATTGACGTAGACAACTACGACAAAAAGCAAGAGCTGCAAACCAATATTGGCTCTCAGTCACTAGAGTTACTAGCAGAAAAGTATAACATAGACGTATCTAGTGCCTTCAAAGTTAACTCAAAGTCCCCTGGTTGCTTCCATCTCTACTTCGCATACCCTAGTGAGATAGCTGACTCTGAGTGGGTGCGATCATCTACGTCTCCTAAGATAGATGGAATAAAGTATGACAGCATAGACATCAGGTCTGACCGTGCTTTTGTAGTCGGACCCACCCCAAGTGGTCCTTACAAGTTGGCATCAAAGTTTGAAGACTTAGGCGACTTGCCTAGCTTACCGCCTCAGCTTATAGAGTTTCTCACAGTAAAAGAGAACTTGAACGACATTGCTCCCGATGACGATGAATTGGTACCACCCGGCGGCCGTGACGATCATATGTTCCGGCTTATGTGCAAGCTTAAAGGAATAGGCCTATCAAAGAGCAAAGCAGCAGCGGTAATAAAAGAAGAATTCACTAGGTTAGAGCAGCCACAAGGCGACGAAATAACTATAGATCACTTCTTGACTCGCTTAAGTGATATGTACGATGATACCAGTTATAGTGCCAACCCATACCAAGTTAAGTTGTCTGAGTACTTCGAGAATTTAGTGTTGGTTGCATCGCCGCACGGAGTATTCGACCAAAGAACAAAGCTCTTCATGAAGTTGGACGCAGCAAGAAGTACTTACAGGCACACCATTACCATTGAGTCCGAAGACGCCAACGGCGAAATCAAGACAAAGAAAGTAGATATATTTGAGGTCTGGATTAAGCACAATGACAGACAGCAAGCACAAGGTATAGGGTACAAACCTAATGCGCCAACTATATACATGAGCGCCTTGGCTGGCAGAGACGTCAAACTAGTAAACAAATACATAGCTCCTATACTGTCATTCTCCGATATCAGTAAGTCCAGAAACATTGAGATGTGGCGCTTCCTGATAGATTACATATGGGAGCAAGATGCGGAGTACGCTGAGAAATGGTGCGCCAGTATAGTCCAGCAACCACACCTAAAAATCCAGCATATGCTCATGCTCATATCGCCAGTCCACGGAGTTGGTAAGGACGTATTCTTTAAAAGCATATCAAAAGTACTCGGTGCGCACAATACCTCGGTTATCCAACTAGAAAACCTAGAAGAAAAATACAACTCGTACATGCAAGAAAGCACACTAGTCATGATAAACGAGTCAAACAAAGTGGCTGAGAGCAAAGCTGCTTCGGTCAATTCTAAATTCAAATTCATGGTGACTGCGGAAAGAGTACCTATCAGGCGTATGGGTACAGACATAGAGATGCACGAGACTTTTTCTAACTTCTTAATGTGCGGTAACTCTACCAGTATCATGCGGATTGACGAGGAAGACAACAGGATATTCCCGCATATATGTAGTAGACGTGAAGAGCTACCTGAAGACTTCGCCATTGAGTACTACGCCGCTATAGAAACACCAGAATTTGCTAACGACCTATTTACGCACTTAAAGAGTGTGAGCCTAGCTGGCTTCAACTACTATGGCAGGGCGCCTGAGTCTAGCGATAAGGCAAAACTAGTACGCGATAACAGACCGGCTGTACAAAGCAAAATACATGACTGGATAGATGAAGGCAGCGGAATCTTTAGCGTAGATCTTATAACCAAGCAGTCATTTGAGTTCGCCATTAATGAAGAGTTCGGCCATGGTTTTGTTCGTCAAGGAGCTGCCGGCTTCCTAAGAAATCTGTGGCTGGATACCTTGCGCAGCATAAGGCTTGTCAAGGAAGTCAGATACCAGCCTATGGCTATGAGGTCTGGGCCGCAGAACGCATTGTTAGTCCGGCCCTCTGTTGCTTCCAAAGTGTACTCTATACGCAACCACGATATGTATACCTCTGATATGGATAGTTCTATTATCATTAAGAGGTTGTTTGAAGGTCTAGAAAACGTCGATAGCCTTTGTCCAAGAGCTATGGGCTTAACAGCGAGAACCAAGAAAATTATTGGACAATAATTCGGAGATTATCTATGAAATACCTTACGTCGGATGAGCTATACTCTCTAGATTTGGAGACAAAAAGCTTAGATCCTAACAATACGCAGTACGCATTAGAGCCGTTCAGAGTGAGCCAAGGTAAGGCTACCATTACTGACATATCAGTAACAGGTACAGACGGCACATCAATCTTGACGCAAGACCTGAATGACTTACCCGGTATAATCAAGAAGCTAGCCGGTAAAGTGGTATATGCCCACTACGCCATATTTGATACAGCATGGTGCATGGCTCATGGCATATCAATACACGACATGAAAAAGATCACGTGGCGAGATACAGGGTTGATAGCAAAGTGGATACTTAACTCTCAAGAAATTGAGTTCGGCAGTGTCAGATACTCGTTGGCTAACTGTGTCCAACACTTCCTGATGCACGTACCGGGTGCGCAAGACTTCATAGATATGAAGGCCAAAGGTCATGACATTACAGCTGGCGAAAACTCAGCGTATTGGACGGAACGAGCTATGGCAGATACGGAATGGACTACCAGATTGGCAGCCCATTGCGAGACTAATCTACCACATTCGCAAATCAGAGGGTACCTGATTGAGCAGAAGTGCATATTACCTATTGCATACAGTTGGTTATTAGGGCTTAAGCTTAACGGACCGTTGGCAGCCAAGACCAAGATCAGGGTCGAGGGAGCGAAGCACAAAATCTCAAAGCACATGGGCGTTGCTGAGTCAGTAATCTCGTCCCCTTCGCAGTTGAGCGACTTCTTATTTAAGGACAATGGACTGACTCCCTTAAATATCGGCAAGTCAGGACGAGGGTCTACGTCCAAAGATGATCTGCTCATCATTCAGAACAGATTGATTGAAGCAGGTGAAGATGGAAAGGCCAGGCTTCTGAAGAACGTGCTGGACTTCAGACAACTTATAACCTTGAGCAACAAGTACCTAAACGGAATAGAACGAGTAGTTGGTTACACAGGCGATGGTCTGAGCCACGGAACACCCCGCATGTTCAGCACATACACCGGTCGAATGACTTACTCATCGCAAACGCTAAGAAAGAAGGCATGGCAAGTAGGGCTAGCCCAGCACCAGGTTCCACGTAAAGGTCCGACGAAGACTATGATCGAAGCCCTGCCAGGATATCTTTTGTCAGAATTCGATGCCAGCGGCCAGGAATCTAGAGGCATGGCGATAATGTCCGGCGATGAAAGCATGCTCAGTATTTTCGAGAAAGGCCTTGACTTCCACGGTATAACTGGTTCGGACATTGCTGAGAGAGAGTACAGCGAGTTTGTAGACGCATTCTACGCTGATGAGCCGGAAGCTATGAACCAGCGGTATAACGGTAAGTTTGTCAATCTATCTTGTAACTACCGAATTGGCGATAAAGCTTTGCAGAAGAAGGCGTTTACGCAGTACGGCATCTCTGTTAACTTCATGGTAGCCAAAAGCTGGAACGATAAGTTCAAATCTCTGTTTCCAGGTGTACCAGTGTATTGGTCGAGCGTTTGCGCTAAAGCTAGAGAAGATGGCTATGCTGAGACCTTGGCTGGAAGACGGTACTATTTATCAGATTGGAACAGTCACAGATGGGGCACTGAGTCTTCAGCAATTAATATGCCCATTCAAGGCTTTGGCGCCGAAATGAAGTATCTGGCTATCAGCGAAGTATTTGACAAAGTTCCAGAGGCACTGTATGCGCTAGATGTACACGATGCTAACTTCTATTACACGCCCAAAGAACAAGAAGAAATGCACTTCGAAATATATAGCGTTCTACAAAACCTGGACTATGCAGGTGCTTGGGACGTTGATATACCGATTCCGTTGCCTTGGGACGCTAAACGCGGCGCCACTTGGGCATCACTTAAACCGTTAGAGGTCAGAGGTTAATATGCCAATTGCACTAAGTTATTCACGACTAAGCCAGTACGAAGAGTGCCCACGAAGGTTTCAACTGAACTACATATTGAAGGCGTTCCCTGTGGAGCAGGACAACCCTTACTTCATTCGGGGTAACGCCATTCATAAACAGCTGGAAATGTACGCACTAGATGCGTATGTCAAAAGCCAAGGTATGGATAGCAAAGTAAAGGTACCGAAGTTGTCCGATGCATCAAAGACCGCAACTAAAATTGTCGATAACCTTATCAAGACGCATGACTCTATAGAGGTAGAGCAGCAACTGTGTGTGGACAAAGAGTGGAGGCCAGTTAGCTGGTTCAGCAAGCCGACCATTGCGTACTACAGAGTAATTGTCGACTTGCTAGCCATAAACGCCGCCGGCAGGTCAGCAATGGTAATTGATTGGAAAACCGGCAAAGTGCGCGAGTACGATGACAAAGAAACAGGTCAGCTGCACTTAACGGCTACCACTATGTTCGAGTTGATGCCGGAAATTGATACTATTAAGACCGCGTATCTATTTGTGGACCACAGGCAATCTATTGCAAGAACGTTTCGAAGAGAGGACTTACCTCAAATGAAGAAGCCGTTCATCCACGCGTATAACGAAGTCAACTCTGATGAAGATTTTGAGCCTACGCCCAACCCTCACTGCACATACTGCCCGGCTACTAAGAAGCAGTGCCCTTACGCAAGGAATATGATCTAATGGCCGCCACCCCAGAAAATAAAGTAAAAACCTGGACTGACAAGCAGATACTTGCCACGTACCCGGATAGGTTTAAGTTTATGCCTGTACCCAGTAGATGGGGTGGCAAAGGTATACCAGATATTCTGTATTGCATCCACGGACGGTTTGTAGCGGTAGAAGTCAAAGCTGAGGCGGGAATGGTGCCGACTCCTCTTCAGCAAAAACGTATAGACGAAATACGTAATGCAGGCGGCTTCGCTATTTGCATGGACGGCAAGAACGAAGAAGTATTGAGGTTGATAAAAGAATTCATGGGTGACATATGAGATTCGAAGATTACACTTGGCCTTGCGAGTATGAGGCACCGCTCAAGAGCCAAGTACAGACCACTTTGTTTTTGCTTAACAACAAGAGAGGTTTTGTACTTAATGAGATGGGTACAGGAAAGACATTAAGTGCCCTATGGGCCACTGATATACTGTTTATTAACAGGAAAATTAGTAAGGTGCTTATCAGTACAGTCTTATCTACAGTGCACAGTGTGTGGGTGCAACATCTGTTCAAGAACTTCCCACAAAGCACGTACGCTGTGTTAACTGGTACTAAGAAGGAAAAACTACGCCAGCTAGATAGAGACGTGCAGTACTACATCATTAACCACGATGGGCTAAAGAACATAGAAAAGGAGCTGAGAGCTAAAGGCTTTGACGTCCTTATAATCGACGAACTGACTGCGTTCAAAACCTTTAACAACGACAGATCTAAGTGCGGAAAAAGAATAGCCGATAAGTTCACAGCTGTTTGGGGTATGACTGGCAATCCGACACCCAATACACCAGATGAGGCATTCGGTCAAGCTAAGATAGTCAACCCTGATAATGTACACTTGCCCACCTACTATACCAAGTTCAAGCACATGGTAATGAAGGAAGTTAACGAGTATACCTGGGTACCACGTGAGGGTCATGAGCATGAAGTGGCCAGGATTTTAAGTCCAGCAATACGGTTTACCAGGGACGAATGTGTAGATCTGCCGCCATGTACTGTGCCGCCAATAACCGAAGTTGCTATGCACAAAGAGCAGAGCAAGGTGTACAAAGACCTACAAGACGAGTACATATCCAGCTTAGCTACAGGCGATATAACCGCAGGAAATGCAGCGGCCAAAGCTGTCAAGCTGCTACAAGTTAGCTCCGGAGTGGTGTATGACGATAGCAGAAACCATGTGAGACTGCCATGTGGACCTAAGCTCAAAGCCCTATGGGACTTGTGGCTGAATGTCAATAACAAAAAGCTAATAATCTTTTGTGCGTTCACTGGCTCTATTCACATGTTACAAGACTTCTTCACCAAAAAGAAAGTCAGCCATAGGACTATTGACGGATCTATAAAGCCGGCCGATCGAGCTACGTACATCGACCAATTCCAAACCGCCGACCTGGAAATACTGATACTGCAGCCGGCAGCCGCATCACATGGTATTACACTGACAGCAGCCAATACCGCATGCTGGTTCACACCTGTTACTAGTGGCGAGATTTACCAGCAGGCAAATGCCCGCATCACACGACCTGGTCAGAAACATAAACAACTTATTGCTAGATTAAGCTGCTCTCCAGTTGAAGCGGCTGCGTACCAAGCTTTACAGCGGAAAGAGAAGTTGGGCGCAGTGATACTTAAACTTTTTGAATGAGCCCTGTGTACAAACAGTATACAGAGTAGTATAATAAGTATTAATTAACTCGGAGAAGTGTATGTCGCTTGAATCGGTGCTAGCAGTTTTATACTTGATAGCTATATCTGGTATCATCTGGGCGCCGTAACAGCACAGCAATTTTACGCGGAGAAGTGTATGTCAGAGGTAACAGAAGTAGAAACATTAATAGCCAGAGAGCCGCAGATAGTAGATCTTATTGACAGGTATCTACATGTTCGAGAAACCCTGGACCTAGAAAGAAAGCAGTTCAAGTCGTACGAATCTGACGCCAAAGCCGCTATGGACTTGCTAGCCAAAAGGCTAGGAGATCTTGGCTCTGCGTTTGGAGTTGATTCTTTCAAGACATCCGCTGGAACTGCGTATGAAACCAAGAAAGAGATTTACCGAGTTGAAGATTGGCCAACATTTGTAGAGTACGTTGTCCGGACAGAAAATTACCAACTGCTAGAAAAGCGAGTAGCAAAGAACGCCGCCAGAGAGATTTTAGAAGAAACTGGCGAACCACCGTCAGGCATATTTCACGATTCTGTGCCTGTATTCCTTGTAAGAAAACCATCCAGATAGGATAGATATATATGAGTAACGAAATTGCAGTACCCGATTACCTGAAGGACCTAATTGACGAAGGCTCTTTACCCGGAGCAAAGTCTTTTGTAACATCAGGTGACTCACTTCCGCGCATCAGCCTTAAAGGCAGAAAGTTTCGATACAAAGAAGGCGGCGAAGAAGTTAAAACACAGAACGATACCATTGAGGTGGTGATCGTAGGCATTACGCCAGAAAGCGGCACGTCCAAAACATGGTACGAAAAAGGCTACGTACCTGGTGATACTGATCCACCCTCTTGCTCTTCACTGAACGGCGTTAACCCAGATGATTGGGTAGACAACAAACAAGCTACCACGTGTGCTGGATGCCCTCAATCTAAGTGGGGCTCCGCAAAATCAATGAGCGGCGGTAAAGCTAAGGCTTGCAAAGAGTCTAAGATTCTTTACGTTATAGACGCCGATGACGAAGAGAAGAAAGTCTGGATTCTTCAGGTCACCATTAGCTCGCTGAGGAATCTGACTGCTTACGGTCGATATTTGGAAGGTAACAACATGCCGTATGCTGCGTGCATAACCCAGATCATTATGGATGATGAGACTGACTTCCCCAAAGTCGACTTTCAGTACATAGGTGTATTGAAGAAAGACAACATCGGCGGATTTGTAGATATCGCAAAAGAACGCCCTTGGGATACTGGCGAATACCAGAATCTACTTAAATCCGACGCAAACGGTGAAACTGTTGCGGCCGAGGCGGAGCCAAAGCCCAAGGCCATGCCAAAACCGGATAAGTCTGTAGTACCAGAGTCTGATGCTGACAGCATCATTGAAAACTGGGGAGGCGACGAATCTTGAATGCATTGCTATTGTCCTTAGGACATGGCGCAAGCGCTTGCCTGGTCGATGCTTCGACTGGGCAGGTACGTGTCGCCTTCGAAAATGAGCGGCTAACTGGGGTTAAGAGTGATTCTCAATTTCCTATCGAAGCCATTAACAAATGCATGGAGTACGCTGTCGGAGAAGAGACAGTCATAATACTCGTTAGCCATTGGGGTATAGGCCCTGAAGAGTTCATGGTTACGTCTAGCAAGTACTGGCGACCGAACATCATTAAGTCTGCATTCCCTGGCGTGCCAGTGGCGTACGTAAATGACGAATTTAGCCATCACGATGCGCATATGGAGTCCGCAGCGGTCTTCGCCGGAAAAGATTTTCTGGACGATAAGGTGTTAGGTATTGTCTGCGATGGATTCGGTACTCGTGGTGAGACTTTATCCGCGTACACGTTTAAAGACGGAGAGCGCAAGAATGTGTTCCGGCACTTCGGCTTCAAGGATTCTCTTGGTTTATTTTACCAGTTTTCAACCTCGTTTCTGGGTTTGAAAGAGAACCAAGATGAGTACAAGCTTCTTGGGTACGAAGCCCATATATTGGACTGTGTGGATCTCATTGATTTTGCGGCGTTCACAGATATAATCGGGACTACAGCTAACAGCATCTTGAAGTCTATACAGTCAAAAAAGATAAATGAGGCTACAGACCCTTTAATAACCTTAGGTGCTCTGCCGCAATGCAAGTTGCAACACAGGATGATGCTACAAGATATGCTAGACAAGATTGAAGTTAGGCATATGTCAGGACACCAGCGTAGAATTGTGGTGGCGCACTTCACACAAAGGGTGGTGGAGCGAGTACTGGAAAAGTTCATCAGCGGCATGTCCGCAAAGCTAGACACTACCAAGTTGCTCGTGAGCGGCGGTGTGTTTATGAACGTAGCGCTGAATAACAGGTTGCTAGGGATTTGCGACTCTTTGTGCGTCATGCCTCTCTGTGGGGATCAAGGCGCTCCAATTGGTCTATACAACCAAGTATTCGGTAACTTTGTGTGGCCAGATCATTTGTTTTGGGGAGATCGAGGCTGGCCTTGGCATGAAGACGGTGACGTAGCTCGCCACTTGGCTGCCGGTGATACTAACGTCCAAAGTATCAGCCAGACTGACCTCAATGCCGTGTTAATAGCTGAGAGGATCAACGCCGGCCAGATAGTAAACTTGGTAGGCAGCGCTATGGAGTTCGGATCAAGAGCTCTAGGTAACACATCGTCCTTGATGTTGCCCACAAAAGAAAACGTGGACAAGATCAATAGCGCCAATAACCGCGCATCTATCATGCCATGCGCACCAGTAGTACGAGACCAAGATGTGCATAAATTCTTTAATCTTGAGCAGCTCGGCAAGGTACACAAGTCACTAGAGTACATGATATGCACAATTGACTACCTGGACGGAGAGGGTGAAAAGTGCCTAGGCGCAGCTCACAGCAAGCCATTTGAAAGCCACAACTATACAGGTCGGGTGCAGATTCTGAAAGAAGAAACTCACCCATTTCTATACCGGGTTCTAGGCTTGGTTGAAGGCAACATGGTAGTCAACACCAGCTTTAATTATCACGGTCAGCCTATCTGTTACAACAAGTTTGTTGACGTAGATAGGTTGCAAAACCAAGAAGACCCGAACGCCACATCCACGTTCTTACTGGAGCCAAACTGATATGAGCACTAATAGCACAGAAGCGCTATCTGTCAATTTCAACAAAAAAGTACTAGGCATTGATCCTAGAATCCCTAAACTGCAAAAGAAGGACGAATTCAAATTAAGCGTGGTACAACTCAAAGAAGAGATTCAAGAGTTTGAAGACGCGTACGAAGATGGTAACTTGGTTGAATGCGTAGACGCCATGATGGACTTGAAAGTGTTCGCCGATGGCGTGCTGTACAAGATGGGCCTAACTCCAGAAGATATGTTTGAATGCGCCGAAGCCATAAACACAGCCAACATGGCTAAAAAGGCTGGAGTAAAGGCCACAAGAGTTGTTACGGAAGGAGATGATGCTCCGGTCGATGCCAACAAGCCAGAAGGCTGGGTCGGACCGGAGGCAGCTATTGCACTTGTCTTGGCAAGAAGGGTAGAAAAATGCCGATCGTAATAGAAGGACCGGATAACGCCGGCAAATCCAGTTTGGCTAACGACATAGCTACAAGACTAGGAGGGCTGGTTATACACGCTGGCCCTCCAGTCAGTGACTATAGTAAAATGGCTAAGGACATAGCTCAAATGGACTTGGACTTGGCTAATCCAGAACACCGCAATGACGTGTTTGACAGAGCTGCGTGTATAAGTGAGAGCGTGTACCAGAATCACTGCGGCGCTGATGACCTCGCTCTGACAGGCGGCATCCAAAGATTGTTGGCGAGAGATACCATCTTGATTTACTGCCGGCCGCCAAGCAGTACGCTGATGGACTTCTCTACTCACCTGACCAAGGCGTATGATACTGAAGAGACTATGCAAAAAATAGTCGATAACGCGCACTTGTACATTGAGCGATACGATGAAGTATTCAGCAAGATACCGCACATCAACTTTAGCTGGATAGACGCTGTAGACAATAAAAACTGGTATAACAGCTTCATAAACGCCACTGTCTCGTATACGCGCGATATGGCCGCATACAAAGCTGTAACTGAGGGCTTCCTAAATGTCAGATGATATGAATAAAGCTTGGCTAGCCAAGACAAGAGAAGTGCTAGAAGACGGCATCAGCCAAGACGTCAGAGGCACCAGGTCTGTGGAGCTTATCAACTCTACCATCTCAGTAGATATGACTAAGCCTATACTGACCGTTAAAGACAGGGATCTTGGCTATAGATTCATGTTTGCCGAAGCGGAGTGGATACTGAACGGTAAGAACGATGTAGCGTCCATCGAACCTTACAGTCCTATCATCAAGAACTTTTCGGATGACGGAATATGGTTTCAAGGTGCGTATGGCCCCAAACTGGTCGATCAGCTATCGTACGTGGTGGATTCGTTGACGTCAGACCTGGGTACGCGACAAGCTGTTGCCACAATATGGAGCAGAAACCCAAGAGCCAGCAAAGACCATAGTTGTACTGTCAGTATCCAATGGTTAATCAGACATGGTAAACTGCACTGCATAGATACCATGCGTAGCAGCGATATCTGGCTTGGCGTTCCGTACGACGTGTTCAACTTTTCTATGTACTCAGCATACATCGCGCTTGTACTAAGAAGTAAAGGTGTTGACGTTGATCTAGGGACTCTGCACTTAAATGCCGGCAGTCAGCACTTGTACAGTAACAACTTTGTTGCTGCAGCCAATATAGCCGACAGACTGCCGAAAGAGCCATCAGTTAAGGCGTTTGACTACGCACCATTTAGCTTGGATGGCTTTAGCCGGCCCTCTGATTTGGTCGACTACCTCGGTAGGGCCAAAGATATAGTAATAGAGCCGTCTGAGTGGCTATATTCGTCAATAGACGACATATCCAAAGGCAAAAGAGCTGAGGGCTGGTACGATCAATGAACGAAGTAGCCAGATTTATGTTGTAGTTAGTAACTATACTAGTACGTTATTCTTACTTAATCTGGCTACTTCTTATTTGATGTTGTCATTTTACAACAAAATAATAGCCAAATACGTTGCAAAATACGCGTATTTAACCCAGGAAAACTCAAAATGGTGAGAATAGGCAAGCATGAGCACGGTATACAGCGCGCAGCGCTAGAATCAGCACGATCAACTTGCTGCAGAGGCCAGAGAGGCTGCGTACTTGTTGATAGCATGCACCAGATTTTATCGACTGGCAGAAACGGAGTGCCTCGTGGCGCGATCCATTGTATAGACAAACCATGCGCTGGGGCTGGAGCAGCATCCGGTACCGAACTCAGCAAGTGCAAGGCAACCCATGCCGAGGCAAATGCATTACTGCAGTGCCAAGACGTAGATAGCATCTACATAGCATACTGTACCACAGAGCCGTGCATAGACTGTACGAAGCTACTACTTAACACTTCTGTAAAGCAGGTGATATTTAGAGACCAGTACCCACATGGTAAGCAGTCAAAGGCGCTATGGGAAGAATGCGGTAGAGATGTTTGCAACTGGATTCACTTAAAACTGGAAGAAAAAGAAGAAAAACAGACCCAGCCTTCCCTCGAAATTACGCATAGATAACGGAGATCAATTATGACAACTTTGTACAAGAAGCACAAAAAATCTATAGGTGTATGGCACATTAACCCGATACCTAGCGGCCTATTAGTGCAACACTCAACCACACTAAATGGTAAGCTAGTTGTGCACAGAGAGGTTATATCTGAGGGCAAGCAAGGTAGATCGCTATCTGATCAGACCCAGCACAGAATACAGTCCAGAATCAACAAACAGCTAGACAAAGGCTATGTGACCACTTTAGAGCTTGCCAGGAATGGACCTACTAATACCATGGGTCTTAAGCTGCCTATGCTGGCACAGCAGTTCAAAAAAGTCAGAAACAAAGGGCAGTTCGTGTGCTACCAACCTAAGTTGGACGGGCATAGGTGTTTGGTAACAAAGCAGGACGGCAAAGTAATAGCGTACACCCGGCAAGGCAAGCACATTACAACTATCGAGCATATTACTGTTGGACTTATGGGTACACTGCCGGAAGGCATTACCATAGATGGCGAGCTGTACATACACGGTACGCCTCTACAAAACATAGGCTCTTTGATAAAGAAGCAACAACCTGGCACTGAGTTACTAGAGCTATGGGTATACGACCTAATCGGCGATGCGCCATTCAAGAATCGGTATGAGAAGTTGTCGCGCATAATTAAGGGTTTGCCGTCTATCAAGTTGACTCCTACCAGTTTTAAGTTGGTCGATGAGGTAGCGCCTTTACTGACAAAAATGATCGACAGAGGGTACGAAGGATTAATAATTAGGCTAAGCGCAAAAGGTTACGAGGACGGCAGACGATCTAATTCACTAGTGAAGGTCAAAAGGTTTTACGATAACGAGTTTGTTGTTACAGACGTTATACAATCAAAGGAGGGATGGGGTATTTTGTGTTGCGAAACAACCAACGGACTGCCGTTCAAAGTGAGCGCACCGGGTACTCACAAAGAGAAAACAGGCATCTTAGACAACAAACAAGACTACATAGGAAAAATGGTTACGGTGGAGTTTAGCATGCTGACCAACAACGGTATACCGTTTCACCCTGTGGCACTAAGATTCAGAGAGGACATTTAACATGGACATACAAGAGATAAAAGACAGAAAGACTAAAATGGATAATGAGATCTTTCAAGCTGTAGGTAAAGCTGTCAATGATTTTGAAGCTGAGACTGGCGTGCAAGTTGAGTCCGTAGACGTACACTTTATAGAGATACTGCGAATAGGCGTCAGAGGATCCTCAGTTATACTGGATCAGGTCAGTAGCACATTGGCAATATAAACGAAGTAGCCAGATTAAATAAGAATAACGTACTAGTATAGTTACTAACTACAACTTAAATCTGGCTACTTCTGTCCTAGCACGTGCCGTCTTACTATCAATATGTGCTCATCTGAGCCACTTAGAGCGCCCATAAACAAGGCAAACGTTTTTCTACTGTTAAGAACAGCCCATCTGCCGCCTATTGCGCCAAATCTATCCCCTAAACCGATGCAACCTAGCAGCTCAGACACTTTATTGGCGACGTGGACCATTATATACGTCCTATCTGGTACATCACACACCTCCCAGCCTGAAACAAACTCGCCACCGGATGACCTTTTTACTACACCTGATCTACGCTTTCTTAGTACGTACCTACCGGCTGGTATGCAAGAGACGCGCCTTTCATTCAGCAACCAAGGTCTTTCAACAGTTGCACAGGAGAAGTCATCAGCCCTAAGTACTCCGAAAGTACCATGTTTGAATGACGTAGTATTTAGTGTTATTACCATGTTGAGCCTTTGTGTTTTAGATCCATGCTGTATATCCTGCAGGGGGAGTGTCAACAAACGACCCTTCAAAGTTAGCCGTAACTTTGGAGCCGCCCTCTACACTGCAAACTGGAATTATAACGCCTGTTCCAAGCAAGACTTTATGCTCTCCGGTTCCAAGCACAGGGTCACCGCCTCCACCCCAAGCTCCTCCATTCAGTCTAAGCCAAACTTTTCTGGTTGTATGGTCAACTGCGATTCCAAGTCTATCGCCGACAACTAGTACCCCAAGACCATAGGCCCCTCCCATTGAAGACCCATTTCGTTGCTGAACTGACCAATAGTCACTGGTGCCTTGTACATTTCTGTTAGCTGTGTCCACAACGCCCATCACTGGGTCGGGGAATGTAACCTCTTCAATGTCAAGAATAACCTCATAGTATGTTTTGGTGCTTGTTAACGTGTATTCATTATACGCCCTGTAAGTAGGTATGTTAGCAGTACCTCCATCACCAAGGGCTGTCAGAGAGTTGTTACTTAAAGTAACACCACTCCCGGCCGCCGAGGGTGTCCAAATAGATTCAGGGTCTTGGAAAAAGGGTAGTGTGTGTTCAAAGGGTACTATTGAATCGCCATTAGTTGCATGGGTCGCGTACACCTTCACTGTCAAATTGTGGTCACTGTCGGGTGCGGAGTATGAGTAAGATGTACCTGTTTCACCAGTTACGGTTTGTAATAGATCAGGAGCACCGTCGGCATCCCAAAACTCAAGAGTTACCGTGGTATCTGCTGGCAAGTCTTGGGTTGCCGCTGGGCCGTCATTCCAGCCATAGTAGTTTTTACCACTTAAACTTTCATCAATACTTGTGTTCTTCCAAGACACAAGTAGTGGCCCTGTTCGCTGTGTGGTTGGGAATTGCGCCCCGCCAATAAGAATGCCAACTGGGGGTGTAGGCGCCACGCTTACGTTATTCTCAGCCAAATTAATAGTGGCTGGAGTTGCATAAATAGTTCCCCCTGATTCATCCACCAGCTTATGAGTCCACGTGGCGTCTATAGCAATAGGTGAATTAGAACTAGCGGCTGTTGACACTTCCCATACAGTTGCGGCGGTAGTGAATGGCCTCGGGAATGTTCCGCCCAGACCTCGGTATACGTCAGTTAGGGTGGTGACGCCGGTCACGCTGTTGAATGAGGACGTTTCAAACCCTACATACTCATAAACTCCACTCTCCTCTATTAGTAGAATGTTTTCAGTTTCACCTGCCAGAAAATCTGCTGAAGATACATTAGTAGCGTCAACAAGCAATCCGTCAACCTCAATAGTAGTTGCACCATTCTGAGCTAAGGCAGAGCTCAGCCCTTGAGCAATAGTAAAAGACCTAATTGGCGTCTCCAGCACACCTCCCGTCTCAACATAAAACCCAGCAGAAGCGCCCACAGGGTCGATTGCAAATAGTAGAGGGACAGCGGCAACCGCATCGACAAGAAACATCGGAGGTGTAATTGTTTCATAGTAATTACTAATTTCTGCCGGAGCCACAGCGTTGTCACCAATACCTGTTGTAGGTACATCAAATACTGATGTCCCATAAGAAAATAGCTCTTCCACAGCCTGTATTTCAACTTCTCTTTTTAGCAAGTCGCCTTTAGTGTGTTCCGTTACCCTCATTACAAGGTTAGAAAACCCTTCCAACTCTGATGACAGCTTAAATACGTCGCCCACAGACCAGTCCCACGCTTCCCTGCCCGTAATTAGTTTGGCTTCCCTTCTAGGTCTGGTTCTTTTCTTGGCTTCTCTTGTAAGTATTTGTGAGGCTATATAAGCATTAGAGGCGGCAAACATGTCTATAGAAATAGTCACATCCCTACCAAGTATTTGGCGGGCAGCGACATTTGATAATGTTATTTTCTTTTCTTTATAGTGGGCTGCTGAGTCAAGATAAGTTAAGTTGATCTTGGTAGGGGTGCTTGAGATGCCATTCCCAACCATTGCAAGTTCAATTATGTTTTCGTCATCTAGAGATGGGATTGCACCTATGTCAAAGTCGTCTCTCAGTAATGAATACACCACATCACCTGTAATTGGGCTTCTATACCTAACCCCGTCAATCAGGTCTAGTATTTCACGCTCAATAGTAGGTGCATCTTTATCATACCAAGTGCGAGCAATCCCAAGCCCTTCGCTTTTAAGGGTGTCTGCCATGGCTGCTATTGCCGCAGTGTCTATTGAATAACCACTACCTATACCCCACAAGGTATTTTTCATCAGTGCATAAAGGACATAGGCAGGATTGGCCATGTAGGCCCCTACGATATGATTCACCGGATGGTTCAAAGGGTTTGGGTAATGAGCATAAACAAAAGATACAGGTTTGAAATTCTCGGCATTCCCCCAATAAAATCTGTAGGTGTCTAGGTAAAATAGCACTCGCGCCAAAGATGGGTAACCAGGTTGCTCACGTCCCGGCATGAGTCCCTCCACCTTTTGGTTAATATGCCCAACATCATGCCCTGCCACATACATAGCATACCCAGTCATACCTCCACCGCCAGGGGTACCAGAATTACCAAAAACATCAGGCTTATCTATGTACACTTCATCCAAGGTCTGATCCATGGTTCCCTCCCAGATTTTCGCGTCATTTGCCCAAATCTGGTGAAGAACCCCTGGCCCATAGGCTATCGCCATTTCAATGTCTTGGTGGTATTGTTCCCGGCCATTACTCCTCGAATGTATGCGCAATGGTCCCACATCCAATATGTTCGGGCCGTCAACCAAAGTTTTACCCACGGCAAGTGGAATTTTCCTTGATTGTGACACGGTTGGGTGCTTTGGGTTTCCCGGCTCAGCAGATGGTGTGTCCGGCTTCTGAAGCACTGCAAAAAGAACAATTAATGCCATGACTCCGTAATAAATAGCTTCGAGCATTTTAAACTTCTCCGTATACGCCCGAGGCGTCAAATGGATTAACCTTATCTGCATAGGGCGCGCCAAGATACCGATGTCTATTATTAAATAGCGCAGGATCTTTGCACCTATCAAAAGATGCTCTGCACGACGGGTACATTGTTATATCAACACCCGCAACAATAGCCGGAGAAATACGATCCACAACAATATTGAGATTATCTGTTATAGATGTAACCCACAGCTTCTCCACACCGTGTGGGCCTAACAGTGATATGTAGCCTCCCGAATAATGGTCAATATCAACTGCGTCTACAGGAGTTCCTACAGTAAGAGACAACAGGTCAACTGCCACTATTGAATTTGAAAACGCAAAAAGGGACGCTTGCAAACCACAGCCCCCATCGTATTGGGTATGCTGGCAGTTCAAGCCAAAACTAGGTTGCAGAGCAGTTCTATTCAATTCAAAGTCAGATGGAGCAAAGTGAAGTTTCACAACTGGGTACTTGGCTTCATATTTTATGTAACTGCCTTTGAACTCATGAACAAGCTCTGCCATCTCAGTTAGATTATCGCCACGCTCTAGCGACTTAATTTCAATAGTCCATTCTTGTGCTGGGATGTAGGCTCTCAAATAAGCTGACAGAGGATGTAGATAGTCAAGTTCCACAGTCACAGTGCTTTTTGCCGCGTCCCCAGAGTTAACAACCTTTGAATGGGTGATACCAACGTAACTCTCATAGACAACACCTCCATGAGTTATATCTTGCTCAGCAGAAGTGTGCCTGTATATTGTGGTGCCTATGTAAAAGGTGTAGATGTTTACCGGTTGGCTATCTTCTTCTGTTTTATGGAAATCGTTATACGGCATTAAATAACCTCAGCTGTGGTCTTGAGCTCTGATATTATATGGTTCGTATACTTCATCGTGAAATCATCTTTTGCATAACGCGTCAGTCTCATTAACGAGATTACAGCAACCTCCTCAATTGTGAACGCAGGCATTACATCTAAGGTCAGTACTGAACCTACGTCATCAGAGACTCTAGAGTAATAAACCGAGCCGTCATTTAGAAGAACTTGAATGTCGTAAGGAGGTACCAATGCAGTGCCCAACACATTCATGGCGGTTCCACCTGTATAGTTTGAGCTTAAAGCAAGGTCAGTTTGCCATGTCGGTAAGTAAAATGATTTCTGACCTCCTACCCTGGTAGCCAGCCAGCGCTTCACGTCCATACGGCCGGCGTGACCTTGCTTTATGAAGTTATGCTGGTAAATACCTCTAAGTCTATTTTCAATATTCCAGTGCTTCTTTCTAGAAAACTTATTACCGGTGGTAACCTTGGCGCGTCGGAGCGTGGCGTGTATCTTCCTTTGTATCATGGACGGGTCTTGTAAAACGTCGATGCCATAGTGCTGAGTGTATGTGATTTGCTCCATATCGTAAGCTGTTGCCACAACAGCGGTCAGTTTTGCAAAGTAGTGATCCTGATTGTAAAAGTCGTAGGACGCATTTTCTATATAGCAAATCAAAGCTGGCATTACTGTGGCGTGCTTATATTGATTAGATATCGGTAAAAGCAACCCTACATCCGTGAGCGAAGTTGATGTTACTCCTTGCAATTCAGACTTAGGATCAACTCCCTCTTCCTGAATAAACACTTGCTCACCAACTATAAATTCAGCATCCGTAGTGTCCAAGGTAACTGACACCCCACCCACTGAGAGCTCACCAACAGCCCTTTCATCCCACCATAAGGGAACTGCAACTAATTTCTCAGCGTCATCAACCAACGCTTCAAATTGGTGTATTTCTTCTTTTGGGATGTACATAGAATAACTTATTGTTCTGCTGGGTGCCGTGCGCAGGCCTGCCGCATAGGACTTGTTTCTAGCATTTATTTTTGAAGTGTACCAACCTATCTTTTCACTAATTGACTTCAGTGGGCGCCAAGGCAGGGGGGAGACTCTTATTAATGTGACTTCCCATATTACGTCCTGCTTATCATAGTCAAAACGTATTGTCCCCTCATAAAGTGCGGGGCCGTTCTTTCCAGCATAGAACTGAGTATCTAGGTTTGTGTGCGGCATGTGGTTAAACACATACACAGGCTCAATGGACATTGCAGTATCTGGCCCAGTGTCTAAAACTACAGCCGAAAGCGGTCTTGCGTCTCTGCGAAAAGAGGAGTAAATTAGCAAGTTTTGTGTAGCGGACTCATTGAACCGCAATGTGAATTTATTATCTGGCAGTTCAAAGAATCTTTCAAACCAGTTAAAACCAATTACGTCCATATCACTAGGCGCTTTCTTCACTGCTTGGTCAGTTTCACTCCTCCCACGGGTTGACGACCAGGCATTACTGTGCACCGAAACTATATTTGACACAAAGACACCTGACGGAGTACTTGTCAATACAGGAGCTAGGTTTGAAGAATAATTATATACATTAGGCACCCATGGCTTCACAGCGGTGGTTATTGTGGGCGATACACTGCTAGGTGTAGCATCCCGCCACGTGAAATACGGGTAGCTGTTATCTAGAGCAACACCATTTTGAGCTGTCATGTTAGGTCACTATCTTTTTATAAGCCAGGCCGTTGTGGTTGCAACGCTCTTCAGTGCCGGTGTACCCTCCTTTTCTCCCTGCTGGGAAAGTTATCCAAGTATCTGCTCCAATCACATACTCTTGCTTATCAATAAGGGCACCAACATTGCACATACGGACATCAGGTACGGACCCCATTAAGTATAGGGCTTTTGGGCTCACAGATCTGTCCCATAGCATAGCGTGAATAGGGTTAAGTCCTAGAAACCCGTTGTGCATACTAGCGCCTACTGCGTATAGAGGGCCTGTAAACCCGCCGTCTATACCGGTTATCAGTAGGTTATTTAGGGCGTTCCCGTCAGCGTCAGTAGCTGTGTTACTATCACCTATAGTAACGCCCCATCGGGAGGCTGCTGACTTACTGCCGGGAAGTGCTGCCGCAGCGTTGGTTTCACCCCAGAAACTAAAGTTCTGAGTACTCCCTACACTGGACAATCTACCTGCGTCAAAGGGATAGCAGTTTTCATTCGCGCTAGTTGCGTACTCCTGAGACCCTGTGGACACATGATGGGCATAAGCATATTCCCCTCCTGTCCAATCCCCTACCTTAACCATTTCACCGAAACCAAAGTGACGAAAGCTGGTTGCCACATTCTCCACAACAACATGAATATAGTTGTCATCCTCAAAAAAGAAGTAGCTTGGGTATGGGCCAGCCATGTGCGAGACCCGTTTACCAGAATTTGTAAGCGTGGACGAATTATCCAAAGACCCAGTATGGGTACCTGGTGCGCCCCCAGTGTACCCTCTGGCGGTAAATATCTTCAGCAAAGGGTCTACATCCAAAAAGCTGATATAGATGTTGTTTTTGTGCATTGCTCCAGCACCTAAAGCCCATGCGGAGTCTATTGTCCAGCCGTTTAGTCCTGCAAAGGTGAAAAGCTTCGCTATTAGGTCTGATAATCCCGTTGCCGATCCTGTTTCAAATGCCATACTATTCTTCCCTTATTGCTACGCCAGTCCACGTATCTGTACGGTGTATATTTTGAAAAACCATAAAGGTATCCGCACTAATACCATCTGTAATCACATCTTCAGCAGTTACCCCGCCTCCATAACTGCACCAATAAATATTATGGATTTCACCTAAAAACTGCCTTGAAGGATCTAGCATATACAACGTAGCAGGGAGCAATGGAACTGCTGGCGTGCCCGCCCCGTTCTCTGTTGGTAGCAAATTGCTATTAGGCACCCCGCCCGGGCTGTTACTATGAAGCAAGGTTCTTGCATTATAGGTATCCACAACTCTGTTCTCCAAAACTGGGTCAGATGATGAGACATGATATGCAAGAGGCCAGACCACAATAGGCCCCGCACCCACTGTGACTTCCTGACCACCTGTTCCAGTATGATTCATGACCGTATACCACTGCCCATCAACCATACGCAAATACGCTGATGAGTTGCTCCCACTTCCCGATGGGCTATGCGATGACGATGCCCCAACATAGTTGCCGTTAAATAATTCTTCTTTTCTCCAAGAAGACCCCATTACAAGCATGGGGTAAGGGTATTCATCTGCCGTTGCAAATTGATCGAAGAATCCAGCATACATGAATTGATACGCTGTACCCGTCTTCACAATCATGCAGACTCTGCGACCAGTTACAAAGAACCAGTAAGTCATGATGGTGTTTTGTAAGGGTATGTATGACGGCAGGCTCACACCAGGCTGAGCGTCAAAATCAGCCCCTGCTAGATACCCGGTGTAGCCTCGCAACTCCCAGTTATAGTATCCATCAGTGGCGTTAAAGTAAGAGCGTATACCAAAGAATATCTCATCAGTTGCGCCTCCATCACCTTTGAATATCATTTCATAGTCACCCGCCACATCATTTCGCTCAGTGACCCAATGAGATCCGGCTGGAGCTGAAATCACGTAGTCCCTAAACTTAATCATTAGGTCTAGGTAGTCTGTTGCGGTTCCTGTTGTTGTTGCCATATTAAATTCTCAATTTCGCCTTTATCTGGTCGGCATTAGTTTCCATTATGGTAAGAACTTCACTTACCCCTGCGTTTGACCCTATAACCGACACCATGTCATTTGGGTCAATGATAACATTGACAATAGGAGGTGCAGGAGGTGCGGCAGACTCTGGTTCAGTCGTTGAAGGCGCAGCCTTAGAAGGAGTCTGCGCCACAGAGTCAACAGGTACCACTTTACCTCTCTCAGGCGGGATAAAGAACTGGGTACCGTTGTCCGCTCTAAAGATTTCTGGGTTGATGCCTTCACCGACTCTGTACATATTGTCAGCTTCTACGCTGCCGCCGATCTTTTTCGACCCTGACAGCGATTGAGATAGTGCGTGCACCGCGGATATACCTGCTGCAGCGCCTATAGCGTTTGTCCCTAACGTGGCCAGGCTGGCAGACGCCGCTGCCGGAGCCATGGCTGAAGCAATAGACGCCGCAGAAGTAACCGCACCGGCAGTGACAGTTGTCTGCGCAGCTATAGTGGCCGCGGTCACGAGCGCTATATTTTTTATCTGCGCCTCGGGCTTTTGACCTTTCATCTCTGCGCCAAATGCTGCCGACAAGGTTTTGGAGACCAGGAGTTGCACTCCCATCTGAACCAGTGTCGTAATAAATTGTCTGGCTACGCTCTGACCTATTTCTTGGAACGTCTCAGTAAAAGACTCACCTAGAAGAATGGAATCTGCTATGGCAGTACCCATAGCGTTAGACAAGTCTTCGAAGGTGCCAGCGAATAGTTCACCTGCTTCAACGGAGAAGTTCCTTGCGGACTCAAGCATTGACTCGATACCCAATACGAAACCGTCTGTAAATGATGCCTCGCCCATCTCTTTGTTATATGCCGCCAACTCAGTGCGCAAGTCAAACCAAGCGCTTGTGTACGCTTCCATGTTAGGGCCTCCAGCTGAGATATACCCTCCAACAACCTCAAGCTGCGTAGTTATAGCTTTGTACTTCTCTAGTGTCTTATTTAATATATCGAAGGACTCTTCTGTAAAACCTATATCCGTGGCGGCCAGTCTCCCTCCTGCCAAAAGCTCTTGCTGGTCAGTTAGTTCTTTAATTGATGCGGTCAGAGATCTTGTCACTTCCGCGTGCTTGCGCGTCACTTCTGCGTTTGCCAGACCGGCGCCCTTGGCTTTACTTAAAATCCCATCAGCAGTGATCATTTGCTTGTTAAGGCCTGCGATCTCCGCATTCAACCTTCGCTCTTCGGCCCACATTAGCTCTGTAGAGTCTGACGTGGTCTTTAAAGACTCCGCCATCTTGTCCAGTCTGTCAGTATGTGCCTTCGTCTTTTCTGCGGCCTCTTTCTCAAGAATCGAATTTGCTTTGACTGCAATCCCGTACGCGGCCAGCTCTTGTAGTACCGCTTTATACGCTTTCAGCTGCTCTGGATCTGAGCCGGGCGAAGGCAACGTGCTAAGTAAATCTTTAGACGCGGACTTGATTTCATCCGGGTTACCGGCTGCCTCAAGGCCAGACAAGTCTATATCAGCCATAGAGCCTCTAGCTATCTGTAGAGCGTCCGACAGAGCAGCTACAGAGTCTCTTGATTCGGACAGCCTTGCGCCGAGTGTTTTAGATTCACTAAAATTAAGGGCCTCGTTGATATCGATCTTCTTAAGTTCTATGTCGATACCTTGAATCGCACTAACTGTCTGGGTCTCTATGCTATTCTCTAGTAAGCCTATCTGGCGACCTTGCTCCATGTACGCATTTCTAACTCTAATTACGCCAGCCAGATTGGATTTTACAATTTGGATAGACGCAGCAATTTCTTTAAGATTGGCTTGCTCTTCTTTAGACCTGTCATCGCCTTTAGCCCGCTCTTTATCGTACGCCGCGTACGCCGCTTCTGCTGCTTTTATGCCTTCTGCGGAAGTCGAGCTCATAGAGAGAGCAGTACCGAGTCTACTGCTTAGGTCTTTTGCGGCGGTGCTCCGCACGGGTTTAGCTGTGATAGCCGCCTGCTCTGCCTTAAGATTCTCTAGCTGACCTTTCAGATCTGCTATACCTCTCTCCGCCGCAGCTGTACCTATGCTTATCTCACCCATATCTTTGATCTCTGCGATATGGTCTAAGTTTATCATCAGCCTGTCAAGGGGTGCCAATTTGGACAAGTCCGGAGCGGGCACGTCTATATTCATGTAGGCAGCTATCTTCATGGTTATCTGGCGAATGGTCTCCATCAATTGCACAAGTTGTGCAACGGAGTTAACTACGTCCATGAAGAAGTTGCGTATATCATCTTTACCTGCCAGCTGAATAGACATAAGAATTCTATCAAACACACCAGCGATCTGATTCGCTAAGCCGGTTAACAAGTCTTTATTACTAACCATGGTGTCAGTAAACTCGTCGATCAGTCCTTTGAATACGTCGAACAAGCCAGAACTAGCCATCTCGCTAAATATCTGCAACATTGTTGTCTTGAGACGATCCAACTTAGCTTGCAAAGTGGTAGAGCCCTTAGACGCCCCTTCAAAATACTTGGTGACAAGCTCGATGTTAAACAGCCTGATAAACACATCTGATGCCAAGCCGCCAGCTTCTACCAGTTTCTTGAACTGGCCTACACCCATACCCATAGCCGCCGCAGCGGTATTGAGAGCTCCCGGAATTCGCTCTCCGAGCTGTAGTTTCAGCTCTTCCATAGACACTGTGGACTTAGATACCATTTGCTGGAGCGCGTATATAGCCCCTTTAGTATCTTCGGATGTCAGACCTAGTGCTCTACTGGTTACCAGCATTGCCTTCATGGTGGCAGTCGCGCCGGCCAAGCCTAAGTCTGTATCTATTGCCGCTGCGGACAGCTTGATCATAGATTTACTTATAGAGTCCATACTGACTCCGAAATCTAGAGCCATTTCGAACATATTCTCTAGTTCAGATGCAGCGGCAGCGGTAGAACCTGTCACGGAGAACAGTGACACCTCCAACTTCTCAAGCGTTTTTCCTGCCTCTATTATGGCGTGAAATCCGGCTGCCACAGACAGCCCTACCATTGCCTTGGCAAAGTTGAGCATACCTGATGTGGCTTTTTTCAGGGACGCCCATAGATGACCCTTAAGCGATGACGCCAATTTATTAATTTTATTTTCTGTCTTTTTGGCTTTTCCGCCTACGTTGTCCAGACCTCCGCCAGCTAGCTTTAAGCCGCCAGTTAGCTTACCTAGTGCTGCGGTTAAGCTTAGCGAGCTTTTTCGTGTAGTGGAAACCGCTTCTTTCATCTTCTCGAAGCGCGTAATCCCCGCGTTCACGGACGTGCGTAAGGCAGCAAGCTTCTTGGCTGGGATGGAGTCGCCCATGTCGTCAAACGCTTTGCTAAGAGTCTTCATCTGCCTGAGAGACTGGTTAG